ATGAAATACTTCGAATACCCTGTTTTCTGCAACATAATCGATAGATATGTCAATTCCCCATTTAGGTTTCATTTTTACTAACTTATATAGCATAGGATTAAGGTGAGCAACCTTTTCTAGCTGTAATTTAGCGTTTCTATCAAAGCCTTTCCTTTCAAATATATCTGAATGGTTAATATGAGCTCCTTCTCTCTTATCCCAGATTATCCAATCTTGTCTTAAACAATCTTCATGTCTTCTTTCTATAGGATCGTAGCCATTAGGAACTAAAAATGCTTGTTCAGCTTTAGTCAGGTGATATCCGTTCTGATCAAATAAATCTACACATTTAGGATCTTGTAGTATATCCACATCAAGTGTAGGTTCAGTATAATAACCTTCTTTTTTAAAATGAGTATCTGCTATAATCATTTCTTTTTTCCTCCTTTCATATTAGCACACCAGTGGTACATTTTACCTTTTTCACCGCCGTACTTTTTAGCTTTAGCTCTTAAAGACGTAACAGAGCCTTTACATGATGCTCCTGCTTTTTTAACTCTACCAGGTCTAGATTTACCTTTCTTTTTACCGTCTTTAAAGTTTTCTCTTACAACCTCCCTAATAAAATCAGCCACCTCATTTTTATTGGCAAGATAAGCTGCAATAGCCATATCACGCTTTTTCTTTTTAGACTTACCTTTGAATTGCGGGGCTTTAGATTTTTTAAAATCATCTACGTAATCTCCTGCGTCTGATTTTTTAGTTAAGGGCATTTCTTTTTTCTAACTCTCTTTTAATTATATTCTTCTTTCTTTTATAAGAATCACTCTCATACATCTTTTTTAACTCATCAGTAGACGTATTAGATGGAGTATAATGTTTCCAAGTAAAAGTATTTAACATTCTACCTCTAGAGTCTCTATTATATTCTTTAGTACTAGGTTTTAATTTAGCAGGCATTATTTTTTCTTTTTCCAAATTTCACCTCTTCTACATCTTACTACTGCTCCTGAAGCATAAGCTGAAGGCCAAGTATCGTATTTTTGTTTTGCTATTCTAGTACATCTGTCGTCTTCTTGAAGTACATCTTCTTTTTGTTGTATTTCATGTAGAAGACCGACTGTTAAGTTTTTTAAATCTTCTAGTGTCATTTCAGTTATAGGTTTATATCCAGATCCAAATGGTGCGGCTTTACCGTCATTAGGGTTAGATGTTTCGTTATATTGTGTTACAGGAGGAACTTTAGACCTTTGTTTATCTTTTGGATCACTTAATCTAGCTCCTCTTTCTCTAGCGTCTTTAGTTAGTCTTCCTTTAACTAAGTTGCCGCTTTTAGTAAAGTAGTGTCCTTTTGGAGCTCCTTTAGTTTCTTTTTTTACAGTTGCTTTTTTAGTATTTTTCACGACAGTCTTTCCTTTAGCACCCGCTTTCTTTTTCTTTCTTGCTGTAGCTGCTCTTTGATTTTTTGTCAAAGATTGAGCCTTAGCTTTTGGTAAACATCTATCGGGATTTTTTTTGTTTTTAGATGTACCACAAGGACCAGCTATTTTACCAGAAGAAGAAATGCGAACCCATTTCTCCTTTTTAAACCAGTCTCTTAAAGACTCTAATGTAATCTCATGTATTTGTTTGTTATTAATCATACTTTGTCAGAATGCATCATTATAATATTAATTACTAACGCTGCTATTAATCCAAAAATAATCCAAAGAGCTTTATTAACTCCGTCTCTCCATCTTTTTAGAGATTCTACTTCTTGCATTTGAATTTGAAAGTCTTTTTCGTTTCTTTGCATTTCACGTCTAAACGAAGTATTTTGGTTAGTCTTTACGATTACACCATCAGTTGGATTTAACAACGTATACTTAAGCTCTGACATGTCTTCCTTAAGATCTTTTACGTCTTCTATCATAGCTTTTAATTCACCGTTAGGCATGTGCTTTTTAATATGAACTAATTCTGATAAAACGTTTTCTAAAATCTCTTTTTGAGTTGCCATTAGTTTTCTTTTTAATAAATATGGTTATAATTGCTTACGTATGTAGGTAGTATAGCTTTTTAAATCTTCTAATATTTTTTTCTTTGAGTTTGAAGACATTCCTTGCCAGTCTTCTACATCTCCCTGTTCAGTTACAAAAGAAAGTTTATTATCTACCGTAGCTAAAACCCACTGTTCTATATCGTCTATAAAGCTTTTTATATTACCTTTGATCATACTTTTTTCATACTGCTTGTATAAACCAGCCATTTTAAGGTTATGTTCCATCTCTACAGTACAGTTCATACAAAATCCATGAATCTTATACATTTTTTTAGAAATAGGATGTTTCATTGTACCATTACACTTAGGACAACATAAAGGTATACGAAGAGCTTTTTTTGCAGTATCTAATTTAGTAATATTTTGTTTTATACCGTTTTTAATAGTCCAGGTTTTACCTGATTCGGTCCATACGTCTCCTTCGGTATATTCTTTTTTACTATGTTGATAACCAGATTGTATCTTAGTTTTAGCTGTAAAATCTTTATTTATAAGATTTCTTGCTCTCTGGATATCACTTTCTTTAAATTCTTTTTTAAGAAGTGATTCTTTACTCATAACCTAACTCTTTTAATTTTTCTATAACGTGATTAACATCACCATTTTTACATCTTATTGCTATTCCTCCTTTAGCAGCCCATTCGTTAATATTAGATTTTTTATCATCTATAAGTATACTATTTTCATTCGAATATCTCTGCTTATCTGCTGAATATGCAAATATAGTTTTTGGTTTCGGATTAAGATTATTCTTAACCCATAAATTTTTTCCTAGCCTAGAAGTATCATGTCTAGATGGAGATGTAAGTAGATGAGGTCTATATGGTTTTATAAAGTCCCAAAGCTTTTTACCTTCAGGCATCCAACCCATACCTACCCAAAATCTTACTCCTATCTTCTGATCTATTAAGTGCCAAAATTGTTCTAGTCCATATTTTTTTTCATATTCCTGTGGATGCATACCTGAGAAGTGGTCAAATCTTTCTTCAAAATTAGTAAGTACTCCATCCATATCACAATAAATTTGATAAGGAGGTACTTCTTTTTGTTCCGGAATTGGATATGCCTCTAATAAATCTACTATACTATTTTTCATAACCTTCATTTTTAATTTTATCTTCCCAGTTTCGGAAAGTAATATTTCCAAGCATATAAGCTTCTTTTTCTATTTCTACTAATTCATCGTCTTCATTTGTATTAGTAGTTCCTATATTTCCTAATCTACCTTCTAAATTTTGTATATGATGTATCATTTCATGAACAAAAGATCTCATAACATCTTTAGGATGTCTACCTTCAGTATATACAACTACTTCTTTCAATTGAGGATTATAATAAGCTGTTCTTCCAAAAAAGTTAGCTGCTTCTTTTAAGTCTCTTTTTATTTTTATTTCAGGTAAAGGAGTTATGTTCATTTTTTGGTCTAACATATATTCTAATATAGACCCCATAAAAGGTGTATAATCAAAATTAGGGCTATCGTATTTATCTTTTAAAGTAACTCTAATATGATCATGTTTGAATTCAACATTAACACTATCTGATCCTATTTGATTTTTTATTCTATTGTAAAGAGTAATTAAGTATCCTCTATCGGCTGATTTCATTATAGAACCAGGAGCGGGTATTGCTCCACCATTACCTTCATTTACCTCTTCAGTAAATAAATTATTAAAGGTATTTTCAATAGCTTTATCTATATTTTCATCTACGGTACTTGTCTTCATAATATTTAATATTTTTTCAAATTCTTCATCTGATATTTCATCAGGAAAATAATTTCTTAATCTTGTATTACCTGCAAGAGTTAATCCTCTTATTATGCTAGCTCTTTGATCAACTCCATCCCCAGAAACAACTAATCCTTCTACGTTATCTCTATTTTTAAAAGTAGTTACTCTTTTTAAGTCAACTAAATCATCTTCATCTCTTATACCAGCTATAGCATAAAACTTTTCATTAGGATTAGCTTTAGCATACTTACTTGAAGCATACATAGGATTTTTTTCTCCTTTTACTATTTCAATATTACCTAAATACTTTTTATATATATTCCAAATAGTTTCAGCATGCTCGGGTGTAAGACCATTACGGGTATTACCTCCTATAAAAATTACTACTTTATCTATTTTAGAACTATTTCTTTTATCACCTTTAAGAGCTTTTTCACCAGCTTGTATGTAGTTATCAATATCATAAACTACACCGTTATGTGAACCATCAAGTAGTCTTTTTACTACTGTAAAATGCCCCTTATGAGGGGGTTTATATGCTCCTGGGTATAATGCTATCATAAAGACTTATATCTTTTATCCAATTCTGATTCTCCATCTTCCCATCCTCTTGTATCTAATTTTATAATTTGAACTAATTTAATATTATTACCACCAGTAAAAATAGATAGATTAGGTTCCGGACCATCTAATCCTTCATGACCATTTTCATAGAAATAAATTTTATTTTTATCTATTTGGTCACTAGGTATAGTATACCCTTCCTCAGGATCATCAAATAAAATATCAGGATAAATTTCAGCTGAAGGATTTACTTTTACTTTATGTAAATAAAAGACTGTATTGTCAGGATCATCAACCATTTCGTCTCCAAGCATTTGAAGACCTCTATCTAAAGACTGTAATTCAGTACCAATATGAAATCCATAGTCAGGAAAGGTTGATCTTTTTTCCTCACTTAAATGCCAGCAAATTTCAGATGGTATTTTTTTAGGAGCTGGTCCTTCACTTTCAAGTAATATGTTAGCTAGTTTTATCATGCTAAAAATGCTTGTACTTTTTTATCAATTTCTTGTGGCGTAGAATGTTCTAACTTCTTTTGAAATAAAGGACTAAAAAGCAACTCAGCTATATTTTCTAATACTTCTTCTGCTCTTTTATCGTTTTTTTCTTTTCTATCTCTATATTTTTTTACTGCGTCTCTTAACTTATCATCACCCGGTCCTACACCATTAGCTTTATAAGACTTTAAAAATGCTTGTTTAATTGCTTTATCTTCTGACCTATTAGATCTATCGTAATCTACGTCTTTAACTGCTTTTAAGAATTCCTCTTCTTCTTGTTTAGACATTTCAACTGGTTTAAAGAATGTTGACCCGCCTATGCCGTTCTTTTCATTATAATTTTGTAAATAATCTTTTATCCCTTTAGTACCGTTTTTAGCAGCTGTATTAAATGCTTCTACTTCTTTATCAAATTTACCTCCCCTATCGTTAATGAAAATAGATAAGTTACCTTTAGTCATTTTATTATAATCATCAATTAATTGGTATACATTTCTCCAAGTAGAAAAGACTGCTGAGCCAGGAATATTTCTATTACTATCTCTTGTAAAGTTAGAAATATAAGCTATCATAGGATGAGTATAGACCATAACCATATATACATCATATCCTTTATCTATAAAAGATTTTACTTTTTTAGGATTAGAAGCTGTTGTGTCCCAAACGAAACTAGTTCTTTCGTCCGCTAACTCCTCCGCTTCCTGATCTGCTAATCGAGCTCCCTGCCCCAGATTGTTGTATGCCGGATGATCCGGATCCTCTATATATTTGTCCGGATTGACTTGAGGTAGACTGCCAAGATCTAATTGGTTTAGGAGGTACGTTTTGCCCACTCCAGACCCCCCTGCCATTATTACCACTTTGGGACGAGTTGTTGCTTCTAATATTAAGTCTGTTAATTTGATCATTACTTAAATTATCTACGTTATTAAATTCTCTTATTTTTATATTATTATCTTTCCAATTTTCAATTAATCTTCCTAAAAATGTTCTCTTATCAGGATTATCAATATTAATATCATTTAAATTTGGTCTAGCTGGAGGATTGTCATATCTTCTACTTATAATATTTTCTATGTTAATATTATTATCAAGATTTATATTTCTACTTCCTCTTGGTCCTCTTACTCTTACTACGTTAGAATTATCTCTATGATTCCATGCATAATCATTAATTTGATATCTCCAATTATCATTGCCGAACCAATATCTTTCATTCCAATAATAAGGGTAGTACCAGCTATAACTATTCCATCTATATCTGTTCCAAGTATTCCATCCCCAGTCCCATGCATAATTATGGTACCAACTATGATGATTAAAGCCAAATGCCCAATCATACCAAAAGTTTGTTCTATTAATATATACATCAAATCTATTGAATGGTTTCCATATACCGTCTATTCTAGGGTTATTCCAATACCAACTAAGTGGTTGATTCATGGCATATTGTGCAAAATTCCATCTGAAGGTAAAATCAGTTCTCATTTTCCACTTTAATTCCCTGTAATTTAACGTGTCTATCTTAGTATCTTTGTCAACCTGTATTACGAAGTCAACAGGGTACATAGTATCATGATTTAACGTTGATAACCTATATGTACTACAACTAGATAAAAGTAAGCATAGTCCTAAAATAACCATTGCTCCAAGAAATCTACCTATTTTTTCTGGTCCTCTGTTCATTATTATAATTTTAAAGTTGTAGGATAACAATTATAAATAGGTTCAATAGTTGGGTTTTCTAATGAATACAGTTTATAAATCATCTCAAATAACTCAAAATTTTGTTCAATATTATCTACTTGTCTAATCTGCCAACCCTTTCCTTGGTATACTCCTTTCTTTTTAGATGGAGTTCTAGTATGAGCTTTTAACCAAATTATTCCTGTTCTTTCAATTTTAATATCTTTAGTTTCTTCTAATCCTTTTGCATAAGCTGCAAGCTGTAAGTCATATGATTTATGTATACTATTAGATGTTTTGAGATCTAATAGCCAAATTTCACCATCAAGCTTAACTACTAAATCGGCAGTACCAGCAAATTTATGTTTGTCTGAAAAAACAAATTCTTCACACATTATAGGTTCAGGATTATATGTTGTCCAGAAATCATAAAACTTTAATATCATTTCCCAGACTATTTGAGAATATTTAGCATTACCGTAATCATCCATCCAAGATAGCTCTTCTCCTCTTATTAACTTTTCGGCTGCATCATGAACTTGAGTACCTTCTTTACCTGCTTTTCTCATAATTAGATCGGCGTTATGCCCAACGTCTTTCAACCATGTTTCGAAAAACTTTGCTTTGGGCATATACTGGAGTATAGTAGTTACAGACGGATAGTATACTCCTTCCGATCTTTGATAAACTCTCCTATCAAGAAAGTTAATTTGTTTCAACTCTGGGTTGAATTGTAATCTCTTCTTTTCGTTTTCTTTAAGAATATTCGTTCCTTGTTTTATCATAAATTTAGTTTATGCAACATTAGACTCCCTAAATCTAACTCTTTTGCTGATTGTACTAAGTTGGTAAAATTCTTAAACCCCATTTCTGATGGATCTTTATCTGTAAGATCTACCAAGAAAACTCTTTTACCGTAATTTAAAAATTGTTGACTAATCTGTAATGCTTTATTTCTAGCATCTAAATCTAGTGCAACGTAAATGTCTTTATTGTTACTTGAAATTATTTTTTTAATTAAAGTCTTAGATAGACTTTTCCCTAATATAGGTATTGCATTTCTCTTTATTGCAATAGCATCAAAAACTCCTTCACATAAGATAATAGGCTGATTCCAGTTAATATAATTTTCAAAAAATATTATGTCCTTGGATATTTCAGGATTTTTGTACTTATGGTAGGCGTTCTCATAAGTTCTTGCAATAAAATAGTTGAGCTGATTGGACTCAGAATAACTTGGTATAATGATTCGTCCTCCATATTCTCCAGAGGTACAATACCCGACGTTGTATTTAATAAAATCATAATCGGTAAATCCTCTCTCATATAGATAATTTTTTATTTTATTTGCTAAAAATGATGTAGACGACGCTTCTTTTAATAATTTAAGTTCCTTAGGTAGTTCTATTATAGATATACCTTTATATTCAATATCACTACCTTTCGGTACATATCTTAAAATTTCAGATGCTTGATTTTTAGGAATCTTTAACTGGTATAATAATGAACGAATAGTTCTACCTTTGGTTTCACAAACCCAACATTCCCAAGGATTCTGCCCTTGTTCGTTAGTTGCTAAGTTAATTTCTAATTTAGGTTTCCTATGATTGCAGAAAGGACAATGAAAAGCATGATTCTCTCTAGCTTTTTTGTAACTTTTACCCAATATATTTTCTAAGGAACCTAATAAAAAAGTATAATCCATAGAGTCGTCCGTAACTTATATACTAATATAAGAACTTCCGACCAGAAAAACAACTTATTTTTTGATTATTTCTGTGATTGCTTCTTTAACTACTTGAGTTAAAACTTCTTGTTTATCAACATCTAAATAATCAACTAGTTTATTAGTAATAGTTTCAGTAAGTTTATTTATGTCTTCTTCAGACATATTTACCTCTTTTCTAGTTACTACTTTGTTGTTTTCTAATATTACTTTTGATAGTTTCATAATTTTCTAATCTAAACCGTAATTACTTGACTGTCTCCATCTATCTAGAGCAGCTCCCTTAGCTTTAATATAATCAGCTTTGTCTTTTAAAAATTTTTTGTCTAAAATTTTAAATCTATCGTCATCAAACTGTCCTTCTTTATCTAACTCTACTTCAACATCTCCGTAACGTTTTACTATTTCATCTCTATAATGCTCAAAATCATTTTGATTAAAAATAGTTCTTGAACTATCATCATCATTAGGAAGGTTGAATCTTTCGCTTTCAAAATAAGATGAAAGCACATCATAAGAAAGATCTGATATCTTTCCTTTGACTTCTCTGTCATTCCATCCTTCAAGTAATATATCTGATAGTTTCATATTAACAATCACAGCAATTGCAGCTACATGATGAATCGCAATTACATACTTTACAGTTACAGTTCATAGTTTAAAAATTTTAACAGACAAATTACCAGTTCCTTTTATAAGACGGTGATAAGTCTCTTTTGGTATAAATAGTTTGTTTTTTGTTATTTTCTGTGGAAGTTGGTTATCAAGTTGAAATTCCCAGTCAGTATTATGATTGGCTTGGACATATCTATCTTCTTTGTCCCTATGCCATACTAATTCAAATGAGGGAGTATCTTGAGAGAACTCTCTTATAACATAACCATCTTCGTTAATTTCAGAATATGGTCTACCAGTAACCTGAGAAGTTTGATCCACCGCCTAATGATTTCCAATAACGGCCAATATTACATGACCAATAACCTGCTTTAGTTTTATCTTTCTTTTGAGCACATTTATGTCTTGCAGCAAAAGAAGCTCTAGCACCTCTCTTTTTTAATTTAACTGAAAGACCTGTATCACCAAAAGATACTTTTTTAACATTACCTTTTTTACTCTTAACGTAGACGTAGAACTTTTTAGATCCACCTCTTTTAGGTTTGTTAAGTTGAACCTTTTTACCTCTGTACTCAGCTTCGGGTATGTAATCAACTGACGCTTTAAGCATTTCAAAACCGTTATAGTCAAATGATTCGTTTTGAATTGAAACTGCTTTCCTAAATTTGTCCATGTTTATGTTACCCCCTATAGACTCTACTAGTTCTTTTACTAAATCGTAATCGATCATTTCGTCAATAGAAGCTGCTTCGTCGATTGTGTTCTCATCTTCGATCATTTCGTCGATAAGACAACCAACTTCGAACAGAGGATTATATTTTGGAGATACCATTGGTAAGTCTAAAGGAACTCTCATTCCATTATAATCACCGTATTCTCCAATATCTGTTGTCTCTACTAAGTGCTTATCTTCTTCGTTTAACTGTATTTTACCGTCTCTATGAGCTTCTCTTGCTTCTTTAAATAATTGTATAAAAGCATCAGAATTATAACGGTAGACATTAGAATGTAAAGTTAATTCATTATCTATATGATACTGTAATGATGGTAGTCCGACAAGTTCTTGTAGTTTAATCATGATATGTATTTACTAATTTTTTTCATTGCTTCTTCTGCGGAGAAGTCACCACCCATCCAATTATTATGAACGTAGTACATAACGTCTTTTATATTATCTATATCTCCGCTAATTCTGATACCTGAGTTAATTACTTTTTCCATTTCATCGCTAGGTTCAGATAAGCTTCTGCTTTCGTTTTTATCTCTCTTTTTAAATTCGCCTTTTTCTTCATCCATTTCTGGGTGAAATAATAATTTTATTACTTTAGCTTCTTTAGCAACAGATTTACCGTCGATTTCTACTTCTATTGGATAAGGTTCAAATTTATCTGCCCAATATGCAATATCATAACTTTTATCTTTATTATTAGTTACAAGTAAACCTCTGTTGTATTCAGTTTCTTCTGCTTGAAGAACCATCTGTTTATCAATAGGTAGTATAATGTCACCCATAAGTTTGACATTTCCTTTTTCGTAATCACCTTCGTGATGGTCTTCTTGAAAAATAATTTTACTTAGTTTCATTTAAAAAGTCTTTTCTATAAAATTTACCTAATATATTATCGTTGATATATTGATGGTTCCTTTCAAGTACTTCATTAATAAATAGCTCTTTACACTCATAATACGTTAGTTCTTTCTTAGAATTGACAAACGTAAGTATTTTTCTAACAAAAGCCATTTGACCATCTTTTTTAACTAGTTCTTTTATTTTAGGATGAGACCCATAATAATTCTTCCAATCTGATTCGGTTATGACTTTTTGTTTTAACGGAACTCTACCTTTAATTCCTTTTTTAGATCTTTCTTCTCTTAATGCTTCTAAAGCTCTTTTTCCTAATCTTTTATTCCTTTCAAAAAATAAAACTTTTTTACCTATATATTTTAACCCTGATTTTTTATGAAATACCTCGTATATAAAACCGTAAGTGCCCTCAGGCATATCGTCTATAGATGTTATTAGTCTATCTTTATAAATCCATGTAGGGAGTGTTACCATAATAATAATATAATTAAAAATTAATTAAAAACCAACTAATCAAATAGTTCACAAGAAATGCAAGGAGCATAGTATTTACCTCCTGAGTTAAGATAAGGAATATATCTGTCCTTGAGCCCAGCTCCTGTTCCGTCAGTAGCTTCTGTTTCAGAGCCCCACCATATATCCATCAAAATTAAATCGTAGTTTTGAGTAGGAGTATAAGTATAAGCATCTCCTGCATAGATATCAATACTTGAATCTAAATAGTTTTCGTTCGATACCCAGGTTCTTAATTCTGAGTTATTATCTATTACGTGTATAGTTGAACAGGAAGTATTATCAGCAATCCATTCAGGAATTAATCCCATTCCTAAACCTCCTACCAATATAGAATCATAAGAATGACTACTCGCTAGTAAAGGTTGACAGTAGTGAGTTACATATTCTTCTTCATCTAAGTAATTATAAGGAGTACCTAAAAAAGTTAATTTTACTGTATCGGCTAATACATTAACTAAAATTGAAGTTCCTGTATGATCACTTATTAAGCTTCTATCTAAAATTGTTGCCATATATTTTTTATTTAGTACATATCACAGAATCCTTCTACATACCAAACTCCGCTTGAGTTCGTATCTCCGTAAACATCTCCGTCTGAGATATATTTGTTATTTATTCTCTTAGTACAGGTGTTATTAGAATAGTATATTCCATTATTAGCTAAATCAGATTTATTAGTAGAATAAATAGTAACACTGCTTATTTGTGCATTTGTACAAGCATCATTAGAGTTATTACCTACTCCGCACCCAGTTATTGTGTTACAGGTTCCAGCAGGAGATTTACTAGGAGTTCTTGAAGGTGTTCTAGTAGGAGTTCTGCTTATAGATTTAGAAGGAGTTCTAGTAGGCGTAATAGATCTAGTAGGGGTAATACTTCTAGTTGGTGTAGGTGAAGGAGATGTTGTACTACAAGCAAACAATCCATTTACTGCACTAGCTCCGTTAACAACCACTGTGAACCAGTAGTTAGCAGGTCCACTACCAGTATTGAATGATCCTGCGTAATAACCTGCACCTAAGAAGTTATTAGTACTTTGTAATCTTACAGTATCCCCTGTTTCAGGGTAAGCATTACTTCCATTATTGCCATGGTTGGCACTTTTTATTAAGATTACATTAAAGCAGTAGTTACCACTTGATACTGCATTACAAGCAGCAGTTGCATTATTATCAGGTACTCCATTTCCTTCAGAAGTACATACACTTATTATATGTTGAGCTCTAGATGGTGTAGGAGTAGGAGTTCTAGTAGGAGTTCTACTTATAGATTTAGAAGGAGTTCTAGTAGGAGTTACAGTTCTAGTTAAGGAAGGAGTCCTAGTTACAGAAGGAGTTACAGACCTTGTAGGAGTTCTACTTATAGATTTAGAAGGAGTTCTAGTAGGAGTTATAGTTCTAGTTAAGGAAGGAGTCCTAGTTAGAGAAGGAGTTATAGACCTTGTAGGAGTTATAGACCTTGTAGGAGTTATAGAAGGGGTCTTACTGTTAGACGGTGTAATACTTCTTGTAGGTGTAATACTTCTAGTAGGAGTTATTGAAGGTGTTCTAGTAGGAGTAACACTTCTTGTAGGTGTAATACTTCTAGTAGGAGTTATTGAAGGAGTTACAGATCTAGTAGGAGTTATACTTCTAGTCGGAGTCCTAGACGGTGTTATAGATTTAGTCGGTGTAATAGAAGGTGTTACAGACCTAGTTGGTGTAATAGATCTAGTAGGAGTTCTTGAAGGAGTAACCGATCTTGTAGGGGTGATAGAAGGAGTAACTGATCTAGTCGGTGTAATACTTCTAGTCGGAGTTATCGAAGGCGTAACTGATCTAGTCGGTGTAATACTTCTAGTAGGAGTTATAGATTTAGTTAACGATGGAGTTACAGATCTTGTAGGCGTAATACTTCTAGTAGGAGTTATAGATTTAGTAGGAGTAATAGAAGGAGTAACTGATCTAGTTGGTGTTATGGATCTTGTTGGTGTAATAGATGCAGTTCTAGTAGGGGTTATAGATCTAGTAGGGGTTATAGATCTTGTAGGGGTTATAGATCTTGTAGGAGTTATTGATCTAGTTGGGGTAATAGACTTAGTAGGAGTTTGAGTTTTAGTTGGAGTTACTGATCTAGTAGGAGTTATTGATCTAGTAGGAGTTATAGATGCTGTTACGGTTGGAGTTACTGATCTAGTTGGTGTT